GCATCGCTGGCCAGCAGCGTGTAGGACGTTCCGCTGATGCTCTTGATGGTCAGCCGGCCGGGGCTTGTGAACTCAACGGCCGTTTCGCCGGTGTTGACCACCAGCACCTTTCCAGACTGGCCGGTGAATGAGCCAGGGAAGCCCTGCAGCGATGTGATGCCGCCGATGCCCTGCATGTTGTCCAGTTCAAGCTGAATCAGCACCATGGCTGCCGTGATGGCGTCGAACTGCGCCTTGAGCGCGGCCGACTGCGCCAACTGGCCAACGGCCGGGCTGAAGGCGTTGTTGTAGAAGCGATTGGTCATCGGGTCATCCTGCGGGGGGTGTAGTTCACGGTCACGGCGTAGAGCGTGTGGGGCAGTTCGTCGGCCGCTTCGCCGGCAACGCTGATGGCCACGCGGGTGCCAACGCCCTCAAGCGGCATGGTCTTGAGCCCGACAGCGCTGGTGTCCCAATACGCTTGGTCAAAGTTGCTCAGATCCCAGGTCAGGCCAACGCCGTACTGCGGGGTGTTTGTCTGCTGGGTCGGGCCGTCTTCGCCGTTGCCGAACTCGCCCGACGTGTAGAGCCGGCAGGCGCCTTCAGCCTCGATTTCAAGTTGCATCGTCCGGTAGGTCTTCTCCACCATCGGGCTGCGTTGCACCAGCGGGTGCAGCTTCAGGGCGTAGGGGATGGCATCGCCGGCAAAGGACCGGCCCTTGTCGGCCTCGTAGACCCAGCCGTTTTCATCGGCGTAGAAGGTGCGCGCCTCGCCGGCAATCTCGCCATGCTCGGCCAGCAGGATCTTGCGGCCGTAGTTGATGACGGACCATGCAAACTGGCCCTTGTCGATGGGCAAACCGCTGATAGCCGTTCCGTCCTCAAAGAAGATTCGGTACTTGAAGACGCCCGATGCGTAGACTGAACAGGCGCAGGCTTGGTCCTTGGCGATGGGCTGGATGTCCATGCTTACCGTGTCCCAGGCAAAGTTGCCGAAGTTCTTGGTGTAGGGGTAGCGCATCACGCCAGGCGTGTCCAGCGCCACCACGCCGCCGATGTCCTGTGCAGATCGGGCCATGGCGCCGCTGATGCGCGAAAGCGGGTCCAACTTGAAGTCGGCCGAACTGGTGCCGTAGAGCACGAACAGCGCGTTCTTGCACAGCACCATGAGCGCTGCCGCGTCTGTTGCACCACCCACTGAAATGAGGTCGGTGATTTCGTCGCCGGTGCCCATTTCGCTCGCGCCAAAGACGGCGGACCACACGTAGGGGGCGCCAATGCCTGAGTTCTGCAGCGAGCCGCGATAGGCGAAGAACAAGTGTTGCCGGTGGCAGCGCACCCGCGTTGCCCGGATGGCGCCCATGCCGGTGTTGATGGGCGCCAGCACCGTGCCGTCGAACTCAAATTCGGGGTTCACGCCATCGCAGCCGTACAAGCGCTTGTCGGACTGCGCGGCCGTGAAGGTGTAGGCATCCGTGGACACCTTGCCGCCGGGCGCAAGTGCAATGAGCGCCGATGCCCCCGACAGGGTGCAGGCGCCGCCGCCGGCTGCCGCGCCGGCCGAGAAAACCCCGCCGCTTGGCGCCGTGATGATGAGCCTGCCGGCGGCCGTGCTGCCCCAGGTGCCGGATTCCAGCACCACGCGCTTGACGGTCGCACTGGTGCCGCCCTGCGTGATGGTCGAGCCTTCTGCGTAGAGCGCCGTGCCGGCCGTGAAACTGATCTGGTGCAACATCGGCACGTCCACCCAGCCGGCGGCCGTGGACTTGCTGATGGCCAGCGCCGTGCCAAGCGTGTTGTTGCGCCAGGCGTAGACCACATCGTTCAGGATGGCCAGCCCGCGCACCGGGCCAGATCCGGGCACCTTGGTGATGTCGGCTTGATAGTCGTCGGCCGCCAGCTTGGCCAGGGTGTTGTCCAAGAAGCCGTCGATGGCCGGTGAAATGTTCGACAGCGCGGCCTTGGTCACGCTGGCCACCTGCAGGCCCTCAAGCACAAACGCGCCGGTGGTGCGGGTCAGCCCGATGTAGGCGCCGCTGATGTAGATCACCTTGCCCGTGGCCGCCGATGTCGCGCCGGTGACGGTATCGCCCAGGCTGATGCCGGTGATGGGCGCTGAGCACATGAAGTAGGCGTAGACCGCGCTCGATGGCGCCGGCCGGCCGTCGAATGGCTCGATCCCGCCAATGCGGTCGATGCCACCCTTCGTGCTGTACTCGTAGTTGTAGGTCAGCCGGGCTCGGCCGGGCTTGGCAAAGATGGGCGAGCCAACGATGTCCATGCCGCCGCCGATCACGGCCGCATCGGGCAGCACCCGCGTGTTGGGCATCCCCTTTTTCACAGCGTCGGCAACCGCGATTGGTCCATAGTCAGCGCGAACTTCAGCGCCCCATAGTTCTTCTCGGCCCTGGCCAGCACTTCAGGCGCGGCGTCGAAGTTCGCCACGTCCTGCAGCGCACGCCACACCAGCAGCATGTGGAATCGGTCGGGCATGTCCGGCGTGTCGTCGTCGGCCGCCAGTTCGCTGGGCTCCTTCCAGTATTCGATGCGCAGCTTGTAGGCCAGCGCCGGCTGCGGGCCGATCAGCAGTTCATTGGCCTCGTTGTAGCTCCACGCGATGGGGGTCGATGCGCCCCAGGTCCGGTAGATGAACCGGGCGCGCATCTGGTCCAGTTGCCAGTAGGTCATCGGCCAAATGGCATTCGGAGCGCCATCGACGTACACATACGGGCTGTAGTCGTGGTCCTCCTTGCGCCACCGGCCAAAGCGCGTGGCACCCAGGTCGGCGCCGCTGTAGGTCTGCTGGCCTGCCGTGAGCGTGGCGTCAAGCGTGTTGCGCATCCAGCGCCAGTCGCGCTCGCCCTGCAGATCGCGCCAGGCGTCGGCCACCCAATTGAATAGCCGCAAATGGCGGTCGTTGGCGCCCACCACCGAAGTCGGTGCCGCCGTGGAGCGGCCCGACTCGCTGTGCACGCGCTGGACGATCTGCAGGTAGTTCACGGCTGTCCGATCAGGCTTCGCGCATGATCTTCGCCAGCCACTCGGCGCCCTTGGGGCTCGGGTCGTGGATGACGGAGAAGCTGTAGTTGATCGACAGGCTGCGGTGGATGCGGTTGATGGTGGCCGCTTCCTGGCTGTTCTCGATCATGTGCGACTCGGTACGCACGTCCATGGGCTGGCTGCGCGCCATCACTTCCACAAACTTGCGGCGCACGCGCACGCGCTGTTCCACGGGAATCCAGCACACCAGGCCGTTCACGTAGAAGTCCAGCAGTTGCGGGGCGAACTTCTCGCGGCCACGGTGCAGGAAGATGGTCAGGAAGTCCTCGTTGAACTTCAGTTCTTCCACGTAGTCCTTGGCCGCCAAGATCGGGTCGGCAATCACGATTTCATCGTCACGTTCTTCCAGCGCGTCAATGGCCGGCAGATCGCGCAACGCCTGATCCGCGCTGTGGTTCTCGCGGCCCGTGTGCTCGCGTGAGACAGGGTTGTGGATGGCGTCCGTGCTGGCGCCGCGTGCCGCTTGCGCGGCCGGTGGTTGGGTTCGGCTCATGGGTTGGGTTCTCCAATGAAAGCCCCCGGCCATGCGGCGCGAGGGCGGGTGGTGCTGGCCTCACCCCTGAAGCCAGCGCCGTGGTGAAAGCCCCTGCAGAGGCTTTCGCTCAGTCAGGGGTTAGCTGACTTGAGGGCGGTCGGTCAGTGTGCCCACGGTGTCCACGAAGGTGTGGACAACGCCAGTAGGCGGGCCGGCCAAGTTGCTGGAACCCATGGTCCACGCGCTGGCCGACGAATCGGTGCGCGTGATGATGTAGCCCACGGGGTAGAAGTCGTCCGGCAGTGCCGGGAACTTCGGGGCGCCGTTGACGCCGAACTTGGACGAAGCAACGGCCAGCGAGTCGGTGCGCTCGATGCTGCCCTGCGCCACCTTCAGGTTGCCGGCGGCGTTGAAGCCAACGATGAACACACAGCCGTAGCCGTAGCCATCGGTGTAGCCACCTTGGCCGTTGGCCACCGAAGCCACGCCGGCCGGGACCGGCAGGAACGCGGCGCCGGTGTTGGCGTCAGTGGTGGGCGTGGCTTGGTTGCTGGCGGCAGCCTTGGCGTAAGCCTTGCCCTTGATAGCGCCAATGACGGCGTTTGCCCAGGTCAGGGTGGTGGTGGTGCCAGCAGCCAGGCCGGCCTTGGTCGTGGTGCCCGTGAACGGGGCGAGTTGCATGTAGTCCATGGTGTTGTGGTCCTTTCGGGTTTCTGTTGCCGGGATCAGGCGAACAGCAGGGTCGGGTCAATCGCGCCCAGGGGCGAGACGTACACGGTGGTGGCGGTGTCCAGCGCGGTGGTGTTGCCGGTGAACGCGGACGAGTGGGTGATGATGAGAAAGCCGACCAGCGCCTGATCGCTCGGGAAGTCAGGGAACTTCACGCGGCCCAGCGCGCTGCCTTCCGTGCCAAAGCGAACCGACACGGTGCCGGCTGCGTTGACGAAGAAGCAAGCCACGTTGAAGGCGTTGGCACTGATGTTCAGCCCGGTCAAGGCCGGCATGTCGGTGCTCGCCGCGATGGTCAGCAGTCGCCCGCCAACAATCGCGTAGAACGCCGAAGCGCCGGTCTTGGCCAGCACGCTGGTGCCCGCCTTGATGACAAGGCCGGCCGACGTGAGCGCCTGCGTGTTGTGCTCGGCTGCAATGACTTGCAGCACGGGGGCCAGCGCAGCCCGGTCGCTGTTCGCGCCCACTTGCGCCAGGTACTGCGCGATGGTGTTTTGCATGGTGTTTATTCCTTGGTGTGTGTAGTCGCCAGAAACTTGATTCGGCATGGGTCGGAACAGTAGCGGCCTCGGCCTAAAAGCACCTGCCACCTTTCGGCAATGAAGTCCTTGCCGCACACAAGGCATGACTTTG